GCAGGTGATTTATTACGCTGGATTTTGGATTTAATTGATGATAATCACTGTTTAAACTCGATTAACGATGATGTCACTAACACTAAAAAAGACATATCTAAGTAACCTCCCTTAACCTTTACTGTATAGGTGCTTGGCTTCCGGTAGAATAGACGTTATATTTATGAGGTAAGAGTTAAGAAATACTTAACAAATAAATTAAAAAAATAAAAGTTATGTTAGATTTAGAAAAAAGTGAGTTTTTAAGTAAAGAAGAATTAAGAGAAATTTGCCCAGTTATATTTGCTGAAAAGGCATCAGATGAGGTTTCAAAACATTACACACATATTCCAACAAGTAAAGTTATTGATGATATGGCAACATTAGGTTGGGGTGTTGTTGATGCAAAATCTGTTAAAGCTAGAAAAAATAGCACTAAAGGTTATCAAAAACACTTAGTTGTGTTTAGAAATAATGATGTTGTAATTAATGGTGAAGATGGAGATACAGTTTTTCCACAAGTATTATTAACAAATAGTCATGATGGTAAAAATGCATTTACTTTCACAGCTGGTTTATTTAGAATGGTTTGTGAGAATGGATTGGTTATTTCAACTACACAATTTGAAGATGTTAAAATGAGACATATGGGTTATACATTTGAAGAGCTACAGGTTAAAATTAAAGGAATGGTTGAAAAATTACCTTTAACTGTTGAGTCAATGAATAAAATGAAAAATATTGAATTGAATGAAGAAAAAGCAGTTGAATTTGCTAAAAAAGCTTTAACAACTCGTTTCAATGAAAAAGAAATGAAAAGGATTAAAATTGATATTAAAGATATTTTAACACCTGTTAGAGTTGAAGATTCAGGAAAAGATTTATGGTCAATATTTAATGTAGTTCAAGAAAAAGTTATTGATGGTGATTTCACTTATATTGCAGGTGGGAAAGTTAGAAAAGCAAGACAAATTAAAAACTTTAGACAAGATCAAAAAGTTAATAAAGAATTATTTGAATTAGCTTTAGAATATACAGCTTAATATTAAAATTAAATTATAAATTAGCCCCAAATATGGGGCTTTTTTCTTGGTATAAACACGTCTATTAGACGATTTAAAACGCTAATTTAATATTTATAACCATAGACATTAAACATGGACGCATATATTGATATTTTAAAACAAGCTATTATTGAAAATACTAAAGAACTTGAAGAGAATTCAGATCAATATTCAATGAATCAATTGTTTTTTATGAAAGGCTATACACAATCTCTTAAGGATGTCCTTATTGATTTAGAAGAAAATGATTTAGAAGATAGAAGTAAGTTTTATACTTTAAGGAAATTCAATTTAAACTAAATTTGTCTCCCCCAATTTTTTTTCACATATTTATAACCAATGATAGACATTGATAAAATATTTGGTATGTTTGGTAAGGATGATCCTAATGAAAACTACCCTGAGCCTTCAAAAGAAGAGATAAAGGGTATTATTGGATTTGATGAATTCAGGACTACTCCTACTTATCATTTAAAAATGTTTCAAAAAGTAGTTTTAAACCATATGGCATTTCAAAAGAAATTGATTAAACTATTTAAAGAATCAGATCCTGAGATAGGAGATTTTGATGATTTAGAAGAAGCAGGTCAACATATGGCTTTTTATAGGGGTTGGGATTATTTAAAATTAACTAACCTTGATAAAGAAATATGGCGTGATTGTGTGAGAATACAAGACCCTGAGAAGTTAGGAGAGGCGCTTTCTACAACATTAAATTTCTTTGAATCCATAGAAGAATACGAAAAGTGCGCCTTTATTAAAAAAATTATAACTTTTCTAGAAGATAATTTGGCCCCCAAGAACTAAGATAGTATATTATGGATACGGGTTTAAAGAAGAACTAATAAACCCGAAACGATAATAAAAACAAAAACGAGAAACGAGAAACGTGACTCGGTTGAATATAAGGGAGTAGGATACTCTCACTGTTTTTTATTAATAAAATTTGATATGAGAAATAAAAAGTTAATGCAACGTCGCCTACAGACATTAGATGGTAAATTTAAGAGACTGGATATGGAAATTCATAGAGGTGGAAATAGAGAAACAATCAACGCTGTCCAAAGAGAAATTGTTGAAGTAATTCAAGATCTAAGAGATATTGTAGATAGAGAAAATGATTAATATGGAATTAAAGGCAGAACAAATCCAATCAAATTGGGAAAAGATGTTAGGTTATATTAACACTTACATCTCAGATCCTAGAAGAGAGAAACTAATTGAATTTTACAAGAAACATGAAGAAGAAATCATGTTAATGCCTGCTTCTCATAAAAAGGCTTACCATAATTCATTTCCAGGTGGATATGTAGATCATGTTAATCGTGTAATTGAAGGTGCTTTAGCAACTAATAAAATTTGGATTGAATTTGGAGCCGAACAAAATTATACAGTTGAAGAACTTGTATTTTCTGCTTTAAACCATGATTTAGGAAAATTAGGGGATGAAGATAATTACGCCCATATACCATCTCAGGATGAATGGAGAAAGAAGAATTTAGGTGAAATGTATAAATTTAATAATGCACTACCTTTTATGTCAGTACCAGAACGTAGTATAAAACTTCTAGTAGACAATGACATTAAATTAACTAAAAATGAATGGTTAGCAATAAGATTACATGATGGATTATATGATCCTGCTAATGAGCCTTATTTAAAAGCCTTTATGCCCGAATTAAAACCCAGAACATCTTTAATTTATATAGTTCATCAAGCAGATTTAATGGCTGCTAGAATTGAATTTGAAAAAGAATGGTTACCTAAATTTGGTAAAAAGGAAGTGGAAAAAGAAAAATCTAAAACAAAAACAAACATCAAATCAAAAGCTCTTGGTTCTATCAAGAGTGAAGGTTTAAAGAATATGTTAAATAGTCTATGATCGAAATAATAATAATATCAGTATTATCGGTTTTAGCTGTAATCTTAATATTTACAACTATCAACCTCCTTAAAAAGAATGAAAAACAAGAAGATATCCTTATGGGTTATATTCAATATTTAGATCAGATTTCCAAAACTATTGAGGCCTCTGATAAGAAACTTAAGGAAATTGATAATGCTGGAACCTTTAAATCTGATGATGAGGTAGGACATTTTTTCAAAGCTGTACAACAAATTCAAAACATCCTTAATGATTTTAAAGTAAAAAGAATTAAATAATCGTGAGTGAAAAAAAAGAAAAGAAAAAGGTAGTCAAGAAAAGAAGACCTAAATCAAAAAACTATTTCACTCAGGATACTGAGGATGCTATAGTTAGATATAATAATAGTGATGACCCAGAATTAAAAAGTAAAATATATGGTGATGAGATTCATTATCCGTTTTTTAAACTTACAGAAAATATTATTCATACTTTTAAATTTTATTATACCGAGGTAGATAAAATAGAACATCTTCAACATGAAATTATAACATTCTTGTTAAAAAAAATTCATTTATTTGATCCTAGTAGGGGTGCTAAAGCCTATTCTTATTTTGGTACTATAGTGAAACGTTGGCTTATATTATATAATACTAAAAATTATAAAAAACGAATAGATAAAGCACCAGTTGAAGATTTATATAAAGATGAAAAATATTCTTATAATCTAGAAGATGATAAGGGTATTGAAAAGTTATCTTATTTCATGGATAGATATATCAAATATGTTGAAGATAATTTTGAAAAATTCTTCCCAAAAGGAAATGATTCTCAAATAGCAGATGCTATATTAGAATTATTTAGAAAAAGAGAAAGTATAGAAATCTTTAATAAAAAGGCCCTATACATCTATATCAGAGAAATAATGGCCACTAATGGTCTAGAGGTGAAAACTCCTAAAATTACAAAAATAGCAGGTAGATTATATGATCTATTCAAAGATAATTATATCTTCTTTTTAAACACAGGTTATATAGAATTTCAAGAAGAGTAATTCTTCATATTTATACCCATAAAAATCTAATAAATATGAGCCATTTAGATAAAAAAATATTCGGGAAAAAATCCTACTCTGATCTCTTAAAAGAGATATACGACAACCAAAAGAAAAAAGAAAACCAAATTAGCGCATTAATTAATGAACTAAAACCCTTAATCAGTGATATAGGTGATGCTACAATGATTGTACCACTTATAAAGGAATATATGGAATTAGGTATTAAAAATGATGAAGCTTTAATAAAAGTCGCTACTATTTTCCAACGTATATTTGCAAATGAAGGAACTGAAGAAAACGGGTTTGGTATTTCTGAAGAAGAAAAAGAACAGTTACTTCAAGAAATAAATAAACTCCAATTACCACCTAAAAAAGAGGATAAAGATGATTAGAGAATTTGGATTCAAAAATCAAAATGATACATCACTATCAGATTTTAAAGGTAATATTATAACCGGCAGGGTTAAAAATATCTACTTGACTGGAACTGATGATGAAGATTTAGGTTGTATTGAAATTGAATCTATTGCTAATAAAACAAACACAACCCAAAAAGCATATCCTTTTTTTCCAAATAATACTTCTTATCCTTTAATAGATGAAATAGTTTTATGTTTTAACTTACCATCACAATATATAGGTTCACAACAGGCTAATGAAAAATTATATTATATAAATGTTGTTAATGTTTGGAATAACCCACATGTAAATTTCTACCCCAACCCAGATAAAACTAATGGTAATATTCCATCATCAGAAAATAAATCTTACAATCAAATTTTTGATTCATCCCCAGTAAATTTATCATCTAAACCAAATGAATCTCTTCCAAGTGTTCAGGGTACATTTAGAGAAAGAGATAATATCCATCCTCTACAACCTTATATGGGTGATATTATTCAACAGGGTAGATTTGGTAACAGTATAAGATTTGGTAGTACAAATCAAAGACCAGATAATAATAATGGAATAAATGATTGGTCTAAATACAAAGGTGAAAGTAGAATATTTGACACTAAAATACAGGCCCAAACTGGTGATCCTATTTTAATCCTAAGAAATGGTCAACCTGTATTAAATAGTAAATTACCAAATAAACCATGGACTCCAATAAATGAAAAAATAAATTGGGATTTATCTTCAATTTATATGACCTCTAATCAACAGATACCTATTGAATTTAATGGTAAACCTTGGAAAAATCAAATTGAATCTTTTACTGAAGATTCACAACCTATAGAACCTAAATTATATGCTGGTGGTCCACAAGTTATAATAAGATCTGATAGATTAGTTTTAAATGCTAGACAAGATAGTATATTATTAAATGCTCAAAAGTCAATATCTT